ATGAAAGACGACGACGAATTAAGCCAGTCGGTTAAGGACGGCATCAAAGCCGGGGAAGCTATGATCAACGACCTTTACAATTTAATTGAAGAGTGGAAGAAACGCGGCATTTCAGAAGAGAACATTGCCAGAGTCCTGGTCTTCATACATCCCGACATCATATTATCTACTGCGCCCAGCAAACAAAATGCTTATAATTTATTAAACATATCTATAAGTAAAATTGCCGAGGCTCTTAACGAAGACGAAAACTCGGACAACGGAGAAACGGTGCACTGATGCAACTCAGATACTACCAAGAAGAGGCGCTTGGATCACTACTGGATTACTTCCAGGCAAAACCCATTGATCACAACCCACTCCTCGTTTTACCCACTGCTGCCGGGAAAACCATTGTGTTTTCACATCTGATTAAAGAACTCAGCTCTAGCAATAATCGGTTCTTAATTCTGGCGCACCGACAAGAGTTGGTTTCACAAGCCAAAGACAAACTATTAAAGGTGTGGCCTACCGCACCTGTCGGTGTTCTAGCCGCCTCACTAAAAAGCTATGACACCGACGCCCCAGTATTGATCGCATCCAGGGACACCCTAGCGTCCGAAAAGCGACTGGATGCGATTCCTGGAGTTGACTATATTATTATTGATGAGGCTCATCATATAGCTCCGGGACCAACCACTCGCTATAGAAAAATATTAAACGCAATGAATGAAAAGAAACCTTGTAGAGTCATGGGGGTAACCGCCACGCCTTATCGCATGGGACAAGGGTATATCTATGGTGACAAACTAGATCATTTCTTTAGAGAGGTAGCCTATCAAATTTCCATCCCACAATTGGTTCAAGATGGTTATCTCTCGCGACTTTCTGCGTTTGCTGTTGACAACAAGGCAGTCATTGATGCCAGCGGTATTAGACTCAAATTTAAGGGGGGCGATTATCGTGAAGGCGAGTTGGAAAAGTTAGCTTTACACGAACCGCTCATGCTTGATATTTTTAACGACTGGATGGATAAGGCCTACTTAAAAGGTAGAACCGCTACGGTTTTCTTTTGTGTGTCGGTTCTTCATGCAGAAACAATGTGTTTGTTCCTCAAGGAACGAGGCATTAATGCCGAAGTTGTTACCGGCACCACCCCCACAAAAGAAAGGGAGCGCATCCTGCACGACTTCGAGATAGGCAATATCAACGCCCTATGTAATGTAGGCGTGTTGACCGAAGGCTGGGATGCGCCCCGAACCGATTGCCTGGCGCTGTTAAGACCGACACAAAGTCTTGGACTCTATGTCCAAATGTGCGGCCGTGGTATGCGTCAGTATCCGGGCAAGGACAATTGTTTAATGCTGGATTATGGCGAGAACATGCAACGACACGGTTGTTTGGATGAGGCCATACCCGAAGATGAAGGTGCCCAAGCCAAGATCAAAGTGTGCGACAGTTGTTTCGCAGTGAACCCCAGATCGTTTAAAGATTGTCGTGAATGCGGTGACGCCTTTCCTGAACCGCAAGCCTTTCATTTTCAGCCTGAGAGAAAAGCACCCGGTCTAGCCAAAAGCGGTTCAGCTGGTGAAGGCTATGTGTTATCGGATGAGAAGAAGGACAAGGTAGAAAACATTTTTAATGTGAGCCGAGTGTCCGCCCATCCCATGACTTCAAAAGGCGGTAACTTTTATTGTAAGGTGGTGTTTGAGTGTGAGGATCTATTTAACCAGTATCAATTGCCTCTCATGTTCGGCCATCCCAAGGCAGACCAGTTTGCCAAATCCAGATGGAAGCGCATTACCATGGATCTGTTTCCACCCAAGACCGTTAGCGAGGCGGTTGAGTTGATTAATAAGAAGGGTGCCTTTAATCATATCGACGGCATCCTCACCAAAAAGGAAGGCAAGTACGAGAACATCAAAGTAATTTATGCAGGAGAAAGGAGAATAACGCTATGAATATAGTAGAAGAGTTTGATAAAGCAGAACAGCAAGGACAAAAGCATCGTGTGCACATGGGCATGAGCATCATTGGCGATAACCCGCGTAAGCTATGGCTTATGTTTAGATGGTCTTTCCCGATGATTGACAACAGCAGAATACTGCGCTTGTTTGATCTGGGCAATCGCATTGAGGACCAGGTGGTTGATGCACTAAAGAAAAGCTCGATTAATGTATCGGCTGTGGATAAGGACGGCAAACAATATCGCTGTTCCCACTTGGCCGGACATTTGGGTGGCTCCACGGACGGTGTTGTTAAGAATGTTGATCCGGAGAATCCCGAAGAAGTGATGCTCCTGGAAGTCAAATCGGCCAACAACAATCGATTCAATGAGCTGCAACAAGGGGAAAGCTACGAACAATGGTCTTCCAACTACGCGGTTCAAATCCAATGTTATATGGCTTCATTTAACTTGAAGCGCACTTTGGTGGTTGTGTATAACAAAAATGATTCATCGCTTTATACGGAGATTATAGATGCCAGAGAGGGTGTTTTGGAAAAGATGAAGAAAAAAGCCCGTGAAATTATTGCTGCAACAGAACCGCCGGAGTCTCCTTACTCACCCACCGATTATCGAATTAAGAAATTTATGTCGGCAAAAGAACAGGCCATTTATACTTTAGAACAATTACCGGACGATGTTAATTGCCGTAATTGTAAGCACAGCGAGCCGGTACTGGAGGGTGATGGTGGCTGGCGATGTAATAAATTTAATAAAGCCATTGATGAGGAAACACAGCGACAAGGTTGCGATGATCACATTTGGCTACCCGCCCTGGTTAATCTTCCCATTGAAAGCAAAGGCGAGGATGATATAACTTATATGAAGGGAGGTAAATCAATAACCAATGCCCCGAAAAATAAAACAGGCATGAACGTTTTCACGAGCACTGAAATGAGAGAGCTGTCTAAATCTTATTACGACCCTGAGTTAATTAAAAAACTGATGAGGTTCCGGGAAGAGTTCGGCGTTGATACCAGACTAGAAGAGTTGACCAGAGATGGCTGAACCCAATGAAGAACAAATATTTTTACCTGAAAAGTTTGATTGCCCAACCTTGATTAGTTTCAGTGGTGGCAGAACATCAGGCTATATGCTCTATAAAATATTGGAGTCTTATGACTGGGTACTCCCCGATGATGTGCATGTGACTTTTGCTAACACCGGCAAAGAAATGCCTCAGACACTGGATTTTATTCGTGACTGTGAAACCAACTGGAATGTTAAGGTACATTGGCTAGAGCTTGAGGTGTTTGAAGAGCGGCCTATTTATCGCACCAAAGAAGTGACTTATCAAACAGCATCCAGAAACGGCGAGCCATTTGAAGCGTTAATACAGAGGAAGAAAATGTTGCCCAATGTGGTAGCCAGGTTGTGCACCATCAAGATGAAGATTGAAGTGATGAATCGGTTTATGAGAGCCAAAGGCTATAAAGAGTGGGCGAACGTGGTTGGTCTGAGATACGACGAGCCGAGCCGTGTTGCCAAACAAAGAAAACAAAACGATTCAGGAAATAACAAGTGGACTTCATTGGTGCCACTTTATGACAACAAGATCATGGTTCAAGATGTTGCCCGGTTCTGGGAAAACCATGAGTTTGACTTAAAACTTCCAAACCATAGCGGTAAAACTCAAGCAGGTAATTGTGATCTGTGTTTTCTCAAAGGCACGAGGACTCTTTTGAACCTTATTAAAGAGCGACCAGATTTGGCTGATTGGTGGATCGAACAAGAACAAAAAATAGAGAAGTTAAACAAAGGTACAGAATACGAAAATAAGAAGGTCAGCACCGCAACCTTCAACAAGTCACGAAGTTATACCGACTTAGTTGAAATGGCACGACTCGATGCACAGCAAATATCACTATTCGATGACGATGCCAGGAGTTGTTTCTGCCATGATTGACAAGAACGACCCCGTCAATCACCCGGCTCATTACACGAAAGGGACCATTGAGGCGCTCGATGCCATTGCATCAGCTCTGAGCGGATCCGAGTTTGTCGGCTACCTCAAGGGGCAAATCTTTAAATACATGTGGCGTGCCCCGCATAAGAACAAAGCGCTTGAGGATTACAAGAAAGCTAGGTTCTACCTGGACATGTTGATTTCCAGAGAGGAGGCTAATCAGCCACCACAAAGAACCGAGGGTTCTTCACGATCTCAATTGTAACGTCTGGGTACAGGGCTTCGACCAACTTCTTCTTTAGCTTAAACACGGCCGTCTCCACGCCCTTCACATCTTCCACCACTTCCTTGCCGTTCTTTAGCGTGTAACGAAAGTCTGAGATGTAGGTGCATATTTTCTTGCCATTGACTTCACAGGGAAACTTCGGCTGCAATTCCAGGTTGGTCAACTGCCCGGCCTTCTCCATGAGTTTTAGCTGTTTGTATCTGGCGGCTTCGAGTTTGCTATC